GTTTAAGGTTCGAATCCTTTTATATCAGCAATATTCCTCGGTAGCTCAGTTGGTTAGAGCACCTGACTGTTAATCAGGGGGTCGTAAGTTCGAGTCTTACCCGGGGAGCAAACAAGGAAACAACCCCTGAGTTGATGTGGCCACATCCGGACTCAAGAGAAGTAAAGTTACCAGATGGGTGCGTAACGCCTTGGGTTATTATGACTTAACAATGATACGAGCCTCCCAAAGTTCGCAAAATAACATAATAACCAAATTTGGGAGTGTTGAGCAACGGTTGCTTAGCGGACTGTAAATCCGTGGCCTTACGGCGTTGGGGGTTCGAATCCCTCCACTCCCACTATAATATACATATATGGTGCAATGGTAGCATGACGGTCTCCAAAACCGTTGATGGGAGTTCGAATCTCTCTATGTGTGCAAATAATAAGTTGATATGCTGTGAACATTAATGTAGGCATACATTGATTAGGTGGGTTCGAATCCTGTTCAATAATTCCTATGTGGTGGAGCCAAGTAACAGATAACATATCATAGCCGGTATGGGTTGTGCACCTCGTCCGAGAAACCCTAATAGTTCCTAATAGTTCGGTATGGAACAACTTATTATTAATGGACTTGTAGCTCAGTTGGTTAGAGCACCGCACTCATAATGCGTAGGTCGTTGGTTCGAACCCATCCTGGTCCACCATAGTCGATTAGTTTAACGGATAGAACACCCGACTACGGATCGGGAGATAAGGGTTCGAATCCTTTATTGACTACAAATATATTGCGGGTTAAAGTTCTGGTGAACTTATCGGTCTCATAAGCCGAATGAAGGGTAGTTCGATTCTGCCACCCGCTACTAAATTGCGAAATGGTAGAGTTGGTTTCTTACGGTGCTCTCATAAGGCATAGACACAGGTTCGAGTCCTGTTTTCGCAACAAAAGTTTTTAGGGTGGTTCTGGTTCTTCAAAAACGCTATCACCTCCACCAGACTTCGTAGCTCAGTTGGTTAGAGCATCGCACTTTTAATGCGAGGGTCGATGGTTCGAGTCCATCCGGGGTCACTTGCTTCACTCATAATACTGCGATCTCTCAGTTAAAAGCTGTCGTAGAGTAAAGTTATAGTCCAATATGGCTATAGGTTATGACAAAGTGAAGCTCCATGCTTTCTTAGCTCAGTTGGTTCAGAGCGCCTCGTTTACACCGAGGAGGTCACAGGTTCGAACCCTGTAGAAAGCACAGTCGGCGCCCAAAGGACGCAGGACCTGGCCAGAGATTTATTCTTGCAAACTCGATGCCGAAAGTCGAGCTGCCGATCTACGGGATCGGCTTTATGCCCGAGTGGTGGAATTGGTAGACACACTAGATTTAGGATCTAGCGCCGAGAGGTTTGAGGGTTCGAGTCCCTCCTTGGGTACTATGTTCATTATAAATGAATGTTCATTGCCAATGAACACATGAAAATAATGAACACACATGGTGGTTATAGTGTTAGCGGTTAGCACGTCAGTTTGTGGTACTGATAGCATGGGTTCGAATCCCATTAATCACCCAAAATTGGAAGATTGTCAGAGCGGTCTATAGTGCAACTTTGCTAAAGTTGTGGATGTCACAGTCCCGAAGGTTCGAATCCTTCATCTTCCGCAAAAAATGAAACTTTTTTAATTGATCAAGTATAATTATCAAATTAACAAAGTTCTTTAAAATATTAAAGGTTTCTTACAGCAATTAAAAAGCAATCAGAACCGGTACATTGTAGGTTCGAGTCCTACCTCTCCAACAACACAACTATGAAAACTTGGAGAGTGGTGAAATTGGTAAACACACTGGTAAGCAAAAACAGAAACCTGTAAATTCTTGGGATACCTACAGCAAATACACATCTTCAATCTATAAACTGAAAACCAACGTGTATCCCGTATTTTTAAAATATAAAGGATGCTTCCAGCAAATTTAAAAACTTTTATTGGAAAAAGCAAATCAGCATCCTGTTATTTTATTCATTTAACCAGCCGGCTTTATTAGATACATATATAAATATTACAATAAATGAAAACACATATAATTTATCTAAGAGGCAATGAATTCTCAGAGACTATGGTAAAAGATACCATAAAGTCTTTAAATAAATTCGGTATCGAGTTTGAATTATTTGATGGAGTTGTAGGCAGAAAAGGCATTGAAGTTTTAAAATCTTATAATGCAAAACCTTCAGCGTATGTTAATATGGTAGATTGGACCGATGGTACTATAGGTTGTTTAGCAAGTCATTATTTATTATGGGACGAGTGTTCTAAACAAGATCAGCCTTTTTTAATTCTTGAACAAGATGCAGTTTTAGTTAGAGATCCTAGAGAAATATTACACTTAATAGAAAATGCATGTCATTTAGATGCATATTTACCATTTAATAATTCAGGTTTTATTACAGAACATGAACACTTTGAAGCGTATAATGATGCTATTAAACTTTATACTAGCGGAGTTAAAAAACACCCTATTAGTAGATTTTATGGAGATAAATCTATAACTGGAAGTACTTTTAGAGGTGCATATGGATATATAATAACTCCTAAAGGTGCCCAAGAAATCTTAGATTTTATAAATAAAAAAGGTATATTTCCAGCAGATGCATGTTTATGTGAAAATGCCACAGATATTCAAAGAGCAAATAGTACATATGTTAGATTAAATCCATTTTTCGAAACATTGGACTTACAAAGAAAATTTTCATCAAGATAACCACAGTCATTTAGCTCAGTTGGTTAGAGCGCCTCGCTGATACCGAGGAGGTCGTAAGTTCGAGTCTTACATTGACTACATAAAAAAAGCCGCAATTGCGGCTTTTTTAGTTTTATATATTTAAAAGAATATATAGATTATACTCAAAAATTAAAAACAATATGAAGATTAAAAGTTACGAAGGATTTGTTGCTAATAAAAGATTAGTAGAATCTAGAAGACAAGTAATAATTAATGTGCTTGAACAATTCGAAGAAATTAAACCAATTATGAATGAAGCTCTACTTATAGTTGAGTTTGGTATATTTGATGAGGGTTTTGATAATCTTAACGAAGAAAACCTAATTAGCAAAATGAAGGCTAAATTTGATGCTGCTGTAGAAGTTGCAAAAGAAAAGGGTAAACAAGCATTGACAAAATCACAAGAAGTTATCATTAAATTAGGTGGTAAAATTGCTTCTATTATTAAACTTATTGTTGAGAAATTAAAAGAATGGGTTGACGCTGCATGGACAGCTGCAAAATCAGCATATGCATCAGGAGCACAAGCTAAGGTTAAAGAAATTACAGCTGCAATCGAAAAGAAATCAGAAGAAAGTAAAAATCTTTTATTAAAAGAAGTTAAACAAGGTAAACAAGTTGTATCTGCAACAGTTGGATGGATTACTAGTGGATTTGTTAAAGATACTGCAACCGCAGCTCAACAAGCCGCAAGTGAAGATGTTAAAGAAGCCTTTGAAATTGCAATATTAGATTCTATTAATGAAGCAGTTATCAATGGAGATATTGATTTTACTGATCTATTAAAAGAAAGTGATGCAAATGGACCAAGTATTCCATTCGTATCAGCAATTGCACATAAAATGCACCATATTCCACCATTTAATTTATTAGATAAAGTTAAACAAGCTGCTGAAAAAGTTGCTAAAGGAACTCTAGGTAAATTATCATATTATGCTACTGAATTAGCAGGAGCACCAGGACCATTTGAATTTATTGCACTTGCAGGTATTATTGGAATTATTGCTGAAGTTCAAGTTAAAGGAGTTGCAAAGCACGCTCTATTACATGCAGTACCAGGTTTAGGTACGGTAGCATCTATTATATCAAACGTTGCAATGTTATTAGCTGTAATTGGTATCATTGAGGCTGTTATGGGTAAAGAAAAGGATGATGAGGAAACTGCACACTAATTAAAATAAATTTAAGGTACATAGCGGGTTGGTAGAAGTGGTATCTCGCGAGCCTCATAAGCTCGAGGTCGGGGGTTCGAGTCCCTCACCCGCAACTAATTTCATAACTTCTTAAAATGAATCACATTCATGATATATAATAAAGTACTTATGTACTGATAAAAATATTATAACATGTAATGAAAAATCCTTCTCCAAAAATTTTAACGTGGTTGCATAATTTAGCATCTGACGAAAACGGATCTCCATCTTCAAAAAGAGTAGTCGGAATACTGGCTGGTTTATCCTTAATTTTCGTTTTAGTTTACAGCAGTTTACAAAAGAATGATATAGTTTTAAATGATACGATTATCAATGCGGTAGCATTACTTGCATTTGGTTGTCTTGGATTATCTTCTGTTGATAAATTTACAGCACTTAAAAAACAAGTTAAAGAGGGAACTTCTAATACAACAACTGAAACTCTAGTTGAAAATACAGAAACCAACTAATTATGGCAAAAATTACTAAAATAGGCCAAAAAGGTCTAGACTTAATCAAATCATCTGAGGGACTTTATTTAAAACCTTATTTATGCCCAGCAAACGTACCGACAATCGGATACGGTAATACGTTTTATGAGAATAAAGCAAAAGTAACTTTAAAAGATCCTATTATTACAGAAAAACGTGCAGTAGAATTATTATCATGGTCTCTTTCTAGCTTTGAACAGTATGTTGATGCATATTGTATAGATACTCTTAATCAAAATCAGTTTGATGCACTTGTAAGTTTTTGTTACAATCTAGGACCTGCTAATTTAAAATCAAGTACTTTACTTAAAAAGGTTAATGCTAATCCAAGTGATCCTACTATTAGAGCTGAGTTTTTAAAATGGAACAAGGCTGGTGGTAAAGCACTTGCTGGTTTAACTAAGCGTAGAACCGCTGAAGCAAATTTATATTTTTCATAATGGCAGAGAATCAAACACCAACTCAAGGATTTATAGACGTATTCGTTAGTAAATTAAAAGAACAATCATTTACTATTGTAATTATGCTAGCCGTAATTTGGTATCAAGGTGTGATGATGGAAGAGCGCGTAGCATATTGGCAAAAGCTATATGAAGAACAAAAAACATATATTCAGCAAACTGACAAAGAAGATAAACAAATCTTATTGGATCGAATTAAATATCTTCAGGATCAACAGGATAAATATACTCAAGATGCAATAGATGAATTAAAATCAAAAAAATAATTAATTATGAATTGTTACACTAAAGAGCAGATTGAAAAAGCTGTAAAATTAAAAAAATACGTTTGGTTTGAAGGTGCAAAAGACTTTGATGTTAATATCGTTGGCGTTAGAAATAATGCGGCAACAATTGCTGATAAAGTAACTAATGTATTTGATGATTGTATGACCCTATCTTTTAAAGAAGGTGGTGTATGGAAATTTTATTGTTGGATGATTACAACCGATCCTGGAACAAAGGCAGTTAAAGAATTTTCAAATCCAAATGGAGTTGCAAGAGTAGTTCCTGGACAATATAGAGGAATGTGGGCTGTTGGTCTACATCAAGGTAAATACGAGGCAATGCGTCAAGTTAAACCCGTTAAAGTTTATCGTGATAAAAATAAGGATATGTCCTTTAATGAAACTGTCATACAAGAAGGTATTTTTGGAATTAATGGACATAGATCTAGTCCAACTAGTGAATCCATGTATGTGGAAAACTGGTCAGAGGGATGTCAAGTATTTAAGAAAATAAAGGATTTTAATGAATTTATGGTACTTATTAATAAGGCCAAAGCAATTCACGGAAACGCATTTACATATACTTTACTAGAATCAACTGATATAGCATAAGATGAAACTAAATTGTAATTTTTAATACAATACCTAAACTATAGTATAAATGGCTTTACCCTGCCCAAATTGTCAAACACCACTAGGAATAACATTAGATTTTATTGTTAAAAATCCTATGTCAGTTTGTCCAAGTTGTCAAACTGTATTTAATTTTGCAGTAAGTGAAGAAATCATAGAATCATTTAAAGAAGCTCTACAAGAAATTGAAGACATCAAAAAACAATATAACGGTTTAGTAAAATTCGGATAAGCTCTAGGATATATACTATAATAATATAAAACAAAATAAAAAACACTAAATTATGGCAGCAGATATTTCAGCTCAATTCACGGGTCTACCAATTGAAGACCTTATCGTTTCACCAATCGTCGGTATGGCGAAAGGTCAAGCAAAATTAAACGATGTAACATGGAAATACATCAACGAAGTAGCATTCGTAACAGACAAAGATGGTAATACTACCGCTAGATCTTTAGACGTACAAATGCAAAGAGTTATGACAGATCCTACTGATGGATCTCAGTCAGTTAAAACTCTTTATTCTAAAGTACCTATGTTACCTTTAGTTCCACTTCCAGCATTAGCAATCACATCTGCTGATATTGCTTTCACAATGGAAGTTAAAACATCAGAAGTTAACAAAGATTCTTCAGATTCTTCTGCAAGTTTTAGCGCTAGCGCATCTGGTGGATTTTGGGGTATGAAATACTCAGCTACTATGTCAGGAAGCGTTGCAGCTCACCACGAGAATACAAGAAGCACTGATAATTCAGCTAAGTATGATGTAAAAGTACATGCTGAGCAATTACCACCAACTGAAGGTATGTTAAAGCTTTCTGATTACCTAACTCAAATGTTAGAGCCATCATTGATCGAGCCTTCTAAGAACGCTAACGGTCCAGCATAATATTAAAACAAATATTTTTTAAATTTAAACCCGATTGGAAACAATCGGGTTTTTTTGTGTATAATATTAAATAATAAATGTAAAATGTCTAAATTAAATATTGAAGAGCTTCTCGGTGGTCTTTTAGAAGCAGCAATGGTTGCACAAGGAATTAGTGAAAAACAACACATAAATTCTTTGGCCAATTATTTTGATAATGGTGTTCCAAAAACAATAGATTTTAAAGTAGGAGAAAAGACTGTTACTGTTCCTCTTTATATTTTAGCAGATCATTCATCGATTGGACTTAGTGAATTAGATATAGAATTTGAAACAAGATTAGTTTTTGGAAACACTGATGATCCAGTTTCTAAAGTTAAACAATCAATACTAGGTCTTTTTAGAAAGAAAGGTTATAAACATAATCTTGGTGGAATTGAAGTAGATTCAGGTGCTACAAACACCAATAATTCTGGTATGGCAAAAATCAAAGTTAAATTTACATCAGACGATAAACCAGAAGCGGTTAGTAGACTAGTGGATCAATATATTCAAAGAATGATTACAAGTGATAATAAAACGGTCTAATTGTTCGTAACTTTTTTAAAAATAATTAGCCAAACATTTTTTTGTTTGGCTTTTTTTGTGTATATTTACTCTATAATTAAAAACAAACAAAATATGAGCACTAAAAAAGATTATTCAGACAAAATTAGTTACTATCGTTACAAAGTTAATCAAGCAATTGAAAACTTAGATATCGAAGATTTGAATTACTATACTGCCAAGTTAAGTTATTTCATGGAACGCGAAAAAGCGGCTAGACGTGAAACTCTTATTTTTGGTCTTTATCCAGCTTAATTAAATAATTCACATATAATATGAAAGTAATTTACATGGAGCCTACAATTCAGATGTTGGCATTTTTAAACAAAGAAAATCCTAATTATGTTAAAACACTTATTGAAAGTGGTACAGTTAAAGAATTAGAAGGTGGTCAAAAATATTTAGTAATCGAAGATAAAACAGAAGAATAATGCAAGATTTAAAACAAATACAAGAGTTCGTAGATGCTCAAAATTCTACAAATAGTAATACTGACAAATTGAACGTATTAAAGGCATATGCTGACAATCTGGCAATTCGCAAAGTATTGGAGTATACATATAATACTTTTAAACAATATTATGTTACTTCAGAAACTTGTAAAAAACGCAGCGACTTGGTTGCTCCAGAAAACATGTATAGCAATCTTTTTAGTTTGCTCGACGACCTTAATGATCGTAATATTACTGGCCACTCCGCTATTCAAGCAGTCAATGCGTTTGTTGGCGCATATCCTGAATCCGAGGAGCTAATCTTTAATGTCATTGATCGTAATCTTAAAACGAGAGCTACAGCATCCATGATCAATACTGCAATCCCAGGTCTTATTCCTACATTTGACGTTGCATTAGCAAAAGCTTATGACGAAAAAACTCAAAAGAAAGTTAAATGGTCAGATGGTTGGTTTGTTAGTCGTAAATTAGATGGATGTCGATGTGTATGCATTATAGATGGTCAAGGTGAACCTAGATTTTATTCTCGTGTAGGAAATGAATTCTTAACACTTGATAATCTTAAGCCTTCTATTAGACAACTTGGTCTTATTAATACTGTATTAGATGGTGAGATTTGTATTGTAGATGCAAATGGAAACGAAGATTTCACAAGTATTATGAAAGAGATCAAACGTAAAGATTACACAATCAAACAACCACATTATTATATTTTTGACCACTTAACAATCAAAGAGTTTGAATCTAAAGTTTCAACTACTAAATTTGGTCAACGTATCGCAAACATTGAAAGCATTGTTCCAGAAGGTTTAACAGGTGTTTCAGTCTTAGATCAATTCATGTGTGCAGACGATATGTTTGCTAGTTTATTAGAGCATTCTAAAAACGAAGGTTGGGAAGGACTTATGTTACGTAAGAATACAACTTACAAAGGTAAAAGATCTGACGAAGTACTTAAAGTAAAATCATTCCATGATGCAGAGTATATTGTGGTAGATGTTGAGCATGATATACAGCGAGTTATTGTTGATGGTTCAGAAGTTTCTGAATTGATGTTAAAAAATATTATCATTGAACATAAAGGATACCGAGTTCAAGTTGGTAGTGGTTTTAATCACGAACAACGACGTCATTATTTTAACAATCCTAGCGATATTATTGGTAAACAAGTTACGGTTCAATATTTTGAAGAAACACATAATCAAAATGGTGGAACTAGTTTAAGATTTCCAACTATAAAAGCTATTTATGAAACTGAAAGAGATTTTTAAATATAACTAATATGGAAGAGCAAGGACTAATTTTAGAAGAGGCAACTTTTAGATTCTCACAAGATTCACATTGTCTAGATGGTAATAATGATTATGAATTCTTAGAAGTTAAAGCACAATCAAGTCTTGGTATTGACCGAGATAGTGGATGCTTCTTTACACTAAGTACTGAACAATGGTCATTTGATTCTGAAGAAGATTTAAAGAAAATATTTGACAGAATTAGACAAGTTATCATAAAAAAATAAAAGGTTTGAAAGTATTCGTTGCACCGCCGAAAGGTGAAATAGAAGGAAGAGCATATATTGATTGGATTATATCAAAGGGTTTTGAACCTATTATGATAGATCTTAGGTATAAAAAGATAGATGCTCCATTAATGTTATGTGGAGGTGCAGATATTGGTAAAAATCCTGAAAGAGATCGACGTGAACTTGGTTGGATAAAAATGGCATTAGATGCACAACAACCAATTATAGGAGTTTGTCGTGGCATGCAAATATTGAATCACTATTTTGGTGGTAAGGTTGAAGATCTAAAAGACAGAATAGCAGAATATCATCAAAGTGATGAATTCTCAGATGATGAGGATCATAGTGAAAGAGAATCACAATTTCATTACATCAAAAATCTAGACGATGTAATGTTTGAAGTTAATTCTAGGCATCATCAATGGTGCTCAATTATTGCAGATAATTTTAACGTGACTCATATGTCTTTTGATGGTGGTTGGATTCCAGAAGCCATAGAAGATGAAGAACTTAAAATCATTGCAGTTCAATGGCACCCAGAAAGATTTGAGTGCCCAGAGGTATTAAATCTATTTAAATATATAAAATAATTATGAGCGGATATTACGTAAGTGACGAGTTTAGAACAAACAATTTAAGTCTAACTCCAGGCGGTTCAACAGTAGTTGTAGAATTGTCTAATGGTGAAACCAAGGCATATGATAAGGTTAAAAATCCAACAGCATATATTAATGCAATTCTAAACAAGAATCCTAATGTCATAAATGTACATGTGGATGCAAAATTAGTTTGGTCTAAAAATAAATAAATTCTATGGCAGGAAATAAAATACCAAAGAAACTGCATCAAGTTTGGATTGGCTATAAAGAAGTACCGGACTGGTGTAAAAGATTTGGTGAAGAGATGCAAGCAATGCATCCAGATTGGGAATATAAGCTGTGGAGTCATGATGATATTTTCAATGATCTTTACAAAGATGATCCATTTTTACAAAATTATGTAAAGGAACCAGAAGTTTATAAATGGGCATTTATTGCTGACAGAGTTAGACTTCTTTTACTTAGAGATTTTGGTGGTGTTTATTGTGATATTGATGCAAAACCTATTAGACCATTTGATATAATATTGGAACAACTTTCAGAGGAACATACATTTTTTGCTGGAATGAAACCCACTCAAGAACACAATACTCTTATTGATTGTACTGTATATGGATCTACGCCTCAAAGTAGAATTATCAATGAATGTCTTGGTGTCTATGATAGAATAACATGGGCACATGGTTGTAAAACATTTAACAATAAGATTATTGAAAAAATGGATTTGGATGTTGCACTATTTAATTATGAATATTTTTATAATGATAAGGTAACTGATAAGACTATTATCTTACATGATGTTGAAGAGACTCGTTTATTCTCATGGGTTGATGATGTGAATTACAAGAAAAATTGGTAAAGCATGAGAAACCGAGGTAAAGCTATTGAAAACAGTTATGAAATCATAAGTGGCAATGTAACACTTATGCAAATATTAACATGTATATGTTTTATTACTGTACATCAAGGCGGTGATTTTCCAGAAGATTTAATTCCTGAATTTTTTGTAGAAACTGATCAAGAACCAACAGAACATCAAATAGATGAAATGATCAAATACTTTGAAAAGCAAGAAGAGTACGAAAAATGTCAATATTTAAAGGAATTTAAACTTAGAATGTAAATTGTTCGTAACTTTTTTAAAAATAGTTGAGCCCAAATTTTTTAGTTTGGGCTTTTTTTTGTATATTAGCTTAGTAATTAAAAGATAAACAAAATGATCAGAGAAAAACAAGAGAAAAACGGACCAATTATTATTGATTTAACAGGACCTGATGGTAATGCATTTGCTCTTATGGCTTATGCTAAACGATTTGCAACTCAATTGGGTTGGAAGGACAGAGGTGCTTCACTTATTACCGATATGATGTCAAGTGACTATGAACATCTTTTAGAGGTTTTTGATAATGCATTTGGTGAATTTGTAATCCTAGAACGATAATCATGAAAATTTATACATTTCCTCGCAGTACTTTTTATGGTGATGTTTTTGCCATAGTTAAGACTCTATCAGGTACATATGTATGTCCAGGCTGGCATCCTGTGCCAGATGGTACTACTAGAGAGCAAATTAAGTTTGAGGCAGCAGTTAATGTACCTAAAAAAGAAACTCGACCAGAGTCACCTAAAAAAGAATGGCAGGTAAATGGTTCTAAAGCTGGTGTAACTTATACAGTTTCAGATACTAATGGATCTTGGAATTGTACATGTCCATCAAAAAGCTTCCACCGAGGTGATTGTAAACACATTAAAGCAAAAAAAGATGAATTGTTAATAACTTTATCTTAATATATTTTTTTATATCAAATATTAGTTGTATATTAGCCTTATAATTAAAAACAAACAACATGACAGAAGAACTTTATTTAACAGAACAAGAGTACAAACAGTATCAAGAGATCATGAATACCAAAGAGTATTTGACTCAAGAAGAGTATGATTTTTGTTTCAATTGGGACCACGAAGAAACTCGTACCTCAACTAGTAAACTTTCAGAAGGACGATACTTGAATCTTAATGTATATTCTGAGGCTGAAAAAGAAGATTACGATTTTAGAAGAGAAACTGGACTTTAATATAAATTTAAAAATAAAAAAATGAGCAAGAAATTAGAAATACTTAGATGTGTTGAAGTAACAAGTCAACGTCAAGCCGATAATGGTACAGTATGTTATCATGATCCGATTACAAATTGTGATTATATTAGTTATGAAAGTGGTTATGTCCGTCGTAAATATTCTGTTAGGAATTGGAGAGGTCACAAAATCACGACCATTTATCAATTAAATAAAACTCAAATGGTGCCAATCGAGTACACCGATTATTATGGTAATGAATACACATCTGAAGCTAAACATAGAATTTTAGAAATGGATCCAAATAAACGTCTAGAGCTTCTTGCCCGTGCCGTAGTAAATTACAGAAACACTGTAAAATCTTATCAACTTTCTTAAACCAACAATCATGTCAAACAACGAAAAAAATCTAACACCGAACGAACGCGAACTTCTAAAAAGTTTAAACGTTAAAGCTAATCTTATTCTTGAATTTGAAACTTTAATGCAAGGACTTAAATTACCATACGATAAGAATTATATCTATAGTCTTGACGAACAAGTTTTGAGAGATTTTATAATTTCATGGACTCCTGAAAATCAAGAAGAGATGAAGAAAAAATTCTATGTTGAAACTAAAAAGCAAAAGTAGCATATAAAAAATGTCTCAAACCAAAGGTAAGATAAGATGAAAAAGCCAATAACAGTTTACTATTTACATTACTATGATGAGGATCACAAAAATCCTGCATTTAGCAAATATAAAGACTTCGTTACATGTGTAATGGCTGAAGATACCCAAGAGGCAATTGAAAAAACAAAGATTATCGCCGGAAATCAAAATATCAAAATCATGGGTATTGCTTCTGGTAGAGAAGAAGACGTTAATGAAAAACATCCGTTAGGAACTCACGAAGAAATAATGCCACTTGGTGGTTGGAAAAACAAAAACAAAACAATATGACAGAATTAGAAACATGGCAACTAGTTAATCAAGCCGAAACACAGGAACAACTTGCAGTTATTATTAATAAACTTGCAGATGTAGAAGGAATGATCCAAGGTCGCGTAAAGAAACACAATGCTAGCCAAATGATTATTGGTTTAAATCTTTTTATGAAAGATCAAATAGCGTCTAATATTCTTACAAGAGAATTTGGTATCAGACAGCAAGCGATTTATCTAAAACACTTTATTAACTAAGATTATGCAAAAACATTATTTTGAACTAGACAAAGTAGACTCAATTACTTTAACACCCGAAAAGGAAAGCACCAGTTACAAATGGTGGTCTTCTATTCCACCAAGTCCTAAAACATTCTTAGGAATTAAGTATGGTATGAAACTTGGAATTATTGCAGGTTGGTCAGATTATGATAGCGGCCAGAATCGGAAACCAACTTCATATTTTGATGATTACACATGGTATAGGGTAGATGATGTAAATAAAAAAGTTTATAGTAGAGCACATGTTGAAATCCGTTTAGGATATAAACAATCTTTCGGTGTTAACTTTGAATCTACTGAAGCAGCTCAAGCTTACGTTGATGATTTAATCTTAGGATCAGACAAAAAATTCACAGTAATCATTAACAAATAGGGTCATGGAAACTAAAAGTCTAGTAGAAAGATTAAAGGAACATATGGAAAGTCCAGAAGGCCAAAAGGCAATGGAAGAATATTTCCGTAAATTATATGAAAAGGAGAAGATTCAATTAGAAAGAGCAAATAAACTATTGCAACGATATGGTGTTTGTGATGATTCGACATTTGATTATTTAATGTTAGATATTCTAGAGAAACAAGAAAAGTATGATGAGAGACATTACTCAACATACACTGATCGATCTCTTCATATTATGAATTTAATGTGGGAATTGGCATCTATTCATGGAACAGAAATCGAGCCATTGGATGGTTTAACAGAGAATTTCTCATCAATGATCTATGATTATTATGGTTATCAATTTGCAATTACACACGGACAAGGATCTGTGTTAAGTGTTTATCGTCAAAATGAATTAAGATACAGAAGCTAATGAAAAGATTTAACGAATGGTGCGATCGAATGGATCAGAACCTAAAGAATTTTGATTGGAAAGAAATATTATATTTTCTTTGGCCAATTTCAATGTTCTTTAAAAGAGAGCGTAAAAATGAAACTGGAAAGGCATTTGTTTACGATACTAAAATAGGAAATCCTATACAAATTAGAAGCACTAGAAACATGTCTAATATGGAAATGATGTATGGTACTGATTTTTCTACCAGTGGATCCGGTAATGCATCTACCAGTGGAAATTTTGCAATGGACATGTATAAGGCTGGAATTGCTAGAGAAATATGTGAACAAATTATGAAAGGTGATCTTATAGATTGGGCCACGGAAGACACTCAAAATGGCACCCAGATTACCGGACGTATAATTGTTAACAAGTTTTGATAAAATAGTTGCTCAAATATTGTTTTATGTCAAAACTTTTGTGTATATTTACATATAATTAAAAAGAAACAAATCATGGTACAGAAATTAAACTTAGTAGACCTAGAAAATTCAGACATTAAATACAAAATCTCTCGATTTCCTGATGGTCAGCAATCAATCACATTAGATATGGTTGATGCAGATTTACCAAACAAAATCACAGTAAGTATTACAAGTCGATTTAATTCATTTAAGGATTTAGAAATCATTATTGCTGCTAATCAAGCACTTCGTGAATTTTCATATGTCGAGAATGTTAAGTTAAATGTACCTTATTTTTTAGGAGCTCGTTCAGATCGTAAATTCGAGGCTGGTACCAGTAACTACCTTAAAACAGTTATTTGTCCAATCATCAATGCACAAAACTTCTCAAGAGTGACAGTATTAGATCCTCACTCAGATGTTTTAGAAGCTTGTTTGAATAACTATCACAAACACAATAACCATCGTTTGGTTAAAGATGCATTAACAAAGATTGATAATAAAGATGGTGCACAAAGCAGAATCTGTTTAGTAAGTCCAGATGCTGGCGCTTATAAAAAGATCTTTGATGTTGCAAAAGAATTTAACATTGATAATATTGTTACAGCATCTAAAGTGCGAGATATTAAAACTGGAAAGATTCTTAGAACTGAGATTCCCACTTTAGATCAACATGCAGATTTAAAGTACGTTATCATTGATGACATTTGTGATGGTGGTAGAACTTTCATTGAATTGGCTAAAGCTATTAAAGGAAGCCGACCAAGTGCTAAAGTTTATTTAGTAGTAACACATGGTATTTTTAGTGCTGGATTTAAAGAATTATCACAATATTTTGAAGGCATCTATACAACAAATAGCTACCGAGAAGTTGCAGATAATGAGTATGGTGAGAACACTAAAACAATTGCATTTAACATATTCTAATGTATACAGTTGATTCATTATTCACACAACACGGATACGTTATAGAAATAGAAGTGGACCGTACAAGTGCTCCAAAGTTTGCATTCGACATATACAAATATGAACACTTTGGTAACTATGAAAAAATTGAAGTAAGAGATTGGTATTTATACCGAACATGGCAAGAAGCATTTGATGCAGCCATTGAAGAACTAACACAATTAAATTTAATATGAGAAAAAAAGAAGTAGAAGTAGCAAAAGAAGTACAAGAAGTTATTGTACTGGTTCATGATCCAATCTTGGGTTCAAGATATGAATTAAGAGAAGTTGAAGTAGAAGAATCTGAAAACGAGGAAGCAGAGTAATGGAATCTATTTACAATAGAGAATATCGAATGTATGGATTGGTGCCTTATAATTTAAGCCCAATCCAACAAGGTATCCAATTTGGACATGCTGTTGTAGAATATGGGCTTGATTTCTTTAATACTCCAGAATACCAAGAATGGGCGAAAATAGACAAAACATTTATTATTTTAAATGGTGGAACTACTAATGACAGTAGCATGAGATTAGGAACTCTTCAGCAAAACTATTTTGAATTAACAGATCGAGGTATTAAAGTTGGAGAATTTCATGAGCCAGATTTGGGAGATCAAATGACTGCTGTGGTTTTCTTAGTTGATGACAGAGTTTTTGACAAAACCCACTGGCCTGATTATGTTGGTCCATATTATATAGATGGTACAACACCAATCGAAATGGATTATTATGAATGGAAGATGAAATTTGCTGAAAGTGAAAAGGAAGCAGATCAGATCATTTTCTTAAGAGAATTTTTAAAACGATTTAGACTAGCATAATGGGACAATTAAATGATTTTATAAAATCAGAGATAGAGGTTGATACAAATTATCAAGAAATTAATGGTGATCTAATCAAATTAGCCAACGAAGGTACATTTGATGTTATTACACATGGTTGTAATTGCATGAGCACAATGGGTGCTGGAATAGCACCTCAAATGGCAAAAGCATTTGGAGTTGATCAATATCCTCTTGAATCTTTTACTCGTAAAGGTGATATTAACAAATTAGGACAAATTGAATGGCTAGTTGAAAGAGATGGTGCAATACCATATGTTGTTAATTCATATACTCAATATAATTATGGTGCAAATCATAAAGATGGAACTGCTAAACCAATTGATTACGAAGCACTAACAATGTGTATGCGCAAGATAAATCACACGTTCAAAGGCAAACATATTGGATTGCCAAAGATTGGTGCAGGATTAGCAGGCGGAGACTGGAACAGAATTAAAACCATTATCCAAACAGAACTAAAAGATATGAAAGTGTCAGTGGTAATTTACAAACTATAAATGTTCGTAACTTTTTAATAATAAATTTTACCAGATCAATTATTATTAGTATATTTACTTTATAATTAAAAACAATCAATATATGAACCCATTATTTTTAACAGACGGTTACAAAACAGGACATCACCAACAATATCCAAAAGGAACTACGTTGGTTTATTCTAACTTTACTCCTCGTAGTAACAAGTACGCACCACAAGGTTGCGATCAATTAGTATCATTTGGACAACAAATGGTAGTTAAACAAATTCACGAAGCTTTTGAAAAAGATTTCTTTAGTCGTCCTAAAGATGAAGTTTGTGGAGAAATGAAAAGAGAATTGTCAATGTACTTAAATACTGACTATGATGTTAGTCACTTTGAAGCTTTACATGATTTAGGTTATTTGCCTATTATTGTTAAAACAATCGAAGAAGGTAGTTTAGTACCAATGAGAGTTCCAGTATTGACAATCTACAATACACATCCAGATTTTTATTGGATTACAAACTACCTAGAAACAATTATTTCTAACTTGTTATGGAAACCAATGACTTCTGCAACTATTGCACATGCATATCGTAAAGTGTTGACTGGATGGCAAGAAAAAACCGATGCTGAAAGATCTTGGTTTATTGATTGGCAAGGACATGATTTCTCAATGAGAGGTCTAGATTCTATTGATGCTACTATTAGTTCAGGTCTTGGTCACTTAACAAGTTTCTCAGGTTCAGACAGTTTACCAGCAATCTTCGGAGCTCGTAAGTTTTATGGAGAAACTGGATTTGTTGCTGGATCTGTGAATGCAACTGAGCACTCAGTTATGTGTGCTGGTAGTAAAGAAGATGAGGTTGGAACATTTAGAAACCTAATGGAAACATATCCAACAGGAATTCTTTCAATCGTATCAGATACTTGGGACTTATGGAAAGTTTGTACTGAACATATCGTTACATTGAAAGAAGAGATTTTAGCTCGTGATGGTAAGGTAGTTATTAGACCTGACTCTGGTGATCCAGTTGAAATTATTTGTGGTAAAAAATGGGATGACGAACAAAATCCATATGATGAAAATGTAGATGCTATTGAGAAAGGTGTTGTTGAATTATTATGGGATGTATTCGGTGGAGAAATCAATGAACAAGGTTACAAAGTTCTTGACTCTCACATTGGAGCAATCTACGGAGATTCAATCACAATCGAAAGAGCAAATGAAATCTGTAAGCGTTTAGAGGCAAAAGGATTTGCAAGTACAAATATCGTTTTAGGTGTAGGTTCATTCACATATCAATTTAATACAAGAGATACATTTGGTTTTGCAATGAAAGCCACTTATGTTGAAGTAAATGGTGAAGGTCGTGAAATCTTTAAAGATCCAATCACTGACGATGGTATTAAGAAATCTGCAAAAGGTTTATTGCATGTTGCTAAAATTTTTAATAAAAGTATTAACGATGGTTATATGCTAGTCGATCAATGCTCATGGGAAGATGAGAGTAAAGGAATGTTAAAAACTATCTATAAAGATGGAGAGTTTTTAAACCAAACTACCCTTACTGAAATCAGAGAACGTTTAAGAAATTCATAATGAATAGAAAAAACGCAACATTATTAATATTAATCTTTGCAGCGCTTGTAGCCTTTGTGGTTACAGGCTGCGAAGGTAATGTACATGTTTCAACTAAATCAAATCCACATAAAATGGAACTTGATAGTAATTCACAATACTCTGATCAAAATTATAGAGTCTACACTCTTGAAGGTTGTGAATATATTGTAGTCGGAATGGGTAATAACCAATGGGGATCCCATAAAGGAAATTGTAAAAATCCAATACACAAACAAAATGAAAGTAATTAAACCACCACAAAAAGAATCATGGAAACATGATAATGCTATATTCTTAGCAGGTTCTATAGAAATGGGCAAAGCCGAAGATTGGCAAGCTACAATTCCAGCAATATTTAAAGATCGTAAAGATTTAATATTCTTAAATCCTAGACGTAATGATTGGGATTCTAGTTGGGAACAAACAGAATCTAGTCCACAATTTAGCGAACAAGTTAATTGGGAATTAGATATGCTAGATAAATGTAACCTTATTTTCATGTACTTTTCACCAGAAACAAAGAGTCCAATTAGTTTATTAGAACTTGGATTGTATGCTACTTCATGTAAAATGATAGTTTGTTGTCCAGATGGATTTTATCGTAAAGGTAATGTAGATATAGTTTGCAGCAGATATAATATCCCGCTTTACAACACAATGGAAGCTGCGATTGGTAGATTAAGAACAGAATTAAAAGACGTAGAATAATATGAAAAATTCAATAGGACTTATAAATTACGAAGGAGATTGTCTTAAATTAGTTAAAGACAATGATGCACTTCATGTTAAAGATCAATATGGTCAAACTGTAATGCAGAATATTACAGTAGAAAGGGTATATGAATTCATATCGGGTACTATAAGTATCACTGATAGTGAAGGTAAAGGTTGGTGGTTTACATTAGAACACGAGAACGCAAAACCATCACTTTTTAAAATACATGAATTCCTTAAAGATATTAACATCAAAATCTGCAAATGTTCGTAACTTTTTAAAAAATAATCAGCCAAACATTTTTTTGTTTGGCTTTTTTTTAGTATATTAGCCTTATAATTAAAACACTAATCAATATGACAAATTTTAAAAAACTTTCAAGATCAGAAGCTGATGCTTCAGGAACATCATTAAGTGGTTATTTAGACAATGTAACTTACGGTAATTTATGTGAAGCCTTCGGAGAGCCTACATGTACACCTGAAGATTCTGGTGACGGTAAAGTTAATTTTGAATGGATCTTTGAATTTAATGGAGAAATCTATACGGTTTATGATTGGAAAACATATGACCAAGAATATACCATGAATCAATTAACTAGATGGAACGTTGGTAGTAAGTCTCGTGCTACAGAATTCATATCACATGTTGAATCTACATTAAAATCTAAAGTATCATAATATGAACTACAAGAACTATCTTATCGAAGAAAACGAAAACTATTGGCCATCACACCCTGAATCTAAGTATGTGTTTAATAATACTGAAGATTGCGATGAAACAATGGGATGTGGTAGTAGTATAGAGGATTGTATAGAACAAATCAAAGAAAGATTAGAACAATAACATATGAGAATAACATTAATTTCAGATACTCACACAAAGCATGATGAGTTATCTTACGATCCTAAAGATCTCCCAGGTGGAGACTTATTAATCCACGCAGGAGACATTATGAATTCTGGTAGAAATCCAGTGGATATTAACCAATTTTGTAAATGGTTTGAAGGATTAGAGCAATATAGCAATAAAGTTTTTATTGCAGGAAACCACGATAGAATCTTTGAAACTGACCCAGAAATGGCAAGTGAGATTTATACTTCTTATAAGAACATTGATTATCTTCAAGATAATCGATTAGATCTATGGGATGAAAATGACCAACAAATTGTTATTTATGGTACGCCTTGGCAACCTGAATTTTATAGTTGGGCATTTAATTTACCAAGATGCGGTCCAGGTTTGATGTCAAAATGGGAAGCAATTCCAAAAGACACAGATATTCTTATCACACATGGACCACCACAAGATCATTTAGATATGAGTGGACCTCCATATAATGAGCCTCATTTAGGATGTGAATTGCTTAGAGAAAAAGTAGACGAGCAACCACCTAAGATTCATGTATTTGGACACATTCATGGTGGATATGGTTACAAATTCCATAATGGTACTCACTTCTTTAACGCATCAATCTTAAACGAAAGATATGAATATGTAAACAAGCCAGTAACGTTTGATTGGGATCCTGAAACTAATGAAATAACTTTTATATAATTAACATGAAACAGAAAAGCAAATTTGAATTTAAAGACAATAGACCATTTAGCAAAAAAGCAAAAGACTTTGCTACAATGTTATTGTATTGCGTGATATTTTGGAAAGGTCGTTCTAAAGGAATGATTGGCACAATGAACATTAGATTCAAAGATGTTTGGGCTGTTTTCTTTCCAAAGAATTTCGGTGAGAAATATCGATACTTAGGAACTAGTGTTTGGCGAGAAGATAGTGTATATTATAAAGCATTATTTCCATTAGTACTTGCATTAGATTATGAAGCCAAACCAAAATGGTGTCCAAGATGGTTCTTAAGATTCTTGCACTTATTTGGTAGTGATAATTCAATTGTTAGAGTTAGAAATCGCAGACTACACAATCTATCAAAGAAACTTACAGGTGGTATTATGTTTGTTGATTGGAAAACCAAATGGTCTAATTATGATTTAAGAATTAGTATTTGGGCACCAGATCATTTACAAGAATTGGCATCTGCAATCGAAGAAAGATTTTATAGTCGAGGTAGACAAACTGAATTGAGAGATCAAATCATAGCAATAGATCCAACTGCAAATCCAATTTGGGGTAGCATTTCAAGATTAGAGAAAGAATTAGAGAAATTACAAGATAAACAATAATTAATTTAACAGTATAACTAAAAAATAAGATGGCTAAACAAGCAAAAATTACAACAAGGGCATACATCGAGATGATTTCAAAGGATTATCAATTCGATAAGAACCATGAAAATTATTTAGGATTTATTAATATAGATCCACAAGATGCAATTGAACTTGGTACTGATCATTCAGATGCTGCTATTCAAATAGCAATGAATCCTAGTCAGTTTGAAGCCATCTTTAATGAATATGGTTTAAGTATACAAAGTGCTCACGAAAGTGAACTTATTATTGAGGAACTAAACTAAGAAAAAATGAAACGTATACTCCATTATTTCAAAAGAGCTTTTGTAAAAGCAAAAATCAAAGTTAAGAAAACTTTTGATCCTGTTGCATATTCTAGTAGAAAATTAGATCCTACTCAACAAAAGGCAAGAACAATTTGTATGAGACTCTTAAATGATCCGGATTCAGAATTATTATATTCAGGTCCATATTTAGACAGAAGATATGTTAAAAACGGTGATTACTTTATAATTATAGACGAATCAAGTCTTAAAATTGTAAATCATGTTTATAGTTACGATATATCATTTTATGGCTCACACAATATTAAATTAAAAAACTTTTTCGATTTAAAATTAAATGGAATAAGGTTAGAAATGGAAGATGAGATCATGGAAAACGTTACACATTCACTAGATAATATTATTGCAAACATTAATTTAAAAACAAAAAAATGACAAATTTAATAGAATTCGCAAATTTGGTTATGACCAAATATCCTCAACTTAAAGAAGAGGTAAAATCATTAGTTCAGTTATGTATTGATGAAATCGAAGAAGGCAGTCCAGAATCACATGAAATTCAATTATGTTGGAGTGATATTGAGGAACTAGTAAAAGAGGAAGAGGTTAGTATTTTGTCTAGAAATATATAATTAATGAGTACCAAACCTAAATTAGATAAGTTTCATTATCACGAAATGTTAGACAGATTACATGTTATAATGTGTATGGCTGACGATCATTTACAGCAACATCCAGTCGCAAAAATAGAATCTGAGATTGGCAAACATATAGATGATGCAGTATCTAGTTTATGGCAAGCATATCAATTAACTGGTAAAATTGACCATGAAAAATTTGACAACAAATGACATACGAAAGATTTTTAAAAGTAATTCTAAGCCTTCAAAAAGAAGACAGAACCATTAACGCATTATATACGAATGGTGTAGATCTAATTAATTTTGTTGATCCATATCATGAGATTATTTCAGAATTGATCAAAGAAATATATGGCGAAGAGGGTTACGATTGGTTTAGTTGGTTTTGTCATGACAGTGAATATGGTCAAAAAGATTGGTCAACATCTGATTCATATAAAATAAACGAAGAGGGTAACATGGAACTTGAACACAAAAGCGGTGAAGTTAGATTCGGAGCACACGACAAAGAAGGTAATCCAATATGTTATTCATTTGAATCATTATATGAATATTTAGAAGAAAATCATAAAACAAAATAATCAATATGAAACTGGTAGTTATAGGAGATTCAACATCTGGTGCCAGACTAAAAGATTGCAGTGATGATACGATAGGTTGGGCAGAATATGTCAATGAATATCTAGATACCACTAAATGTATTAGTGAAAATAAATGTATGATTGGTTGGGGTATTCGTGATTTCTTTAATCGCAAGGCTAAGATCTTAGATTTGATAGTATCTAATCTTAAAGAAAACGATATATTGTTAGCATCTTTTGGTACATTAGAAAGATCACCATTATCAAGAACAGATTTTGGTGGATTTGGTGCAAGAGGATCATTACCCGGAAAAGATGATAGATTTGAAATAGTCTATGATGAACATTATAAAGTTGAGTATACGGTATATACATTTGGCGAATATCTAAGAAGACTAGCTCAAATGGTAAAAGACAAAGGCGCAAAACTATATTTTTTAAGTCAAATACCAAGAAATACATGGGAAGATGGTCACCATAAAAGAACTTATTCAATAGAATATGCTAGAATTATGGAAGACATTGCAAATGAAACTAAAGTTGGTTTTCTAGATACAAATGAAATACTGTCAGTGTTTTTAGAAGAGATTGGACAAGATAAAGCAAAAGACTTTTATTCACCAACTGATAAGTCACATACTACACCAGAAGGTGCTAAAATATATACTCAGATAATCTTGAATGAACTTAAAAAGAAATATTCAAAAGACTTTGATTTTATCATAAACATTAATTAAAATTTAAATATAAATAAGATGGAACCAGAATTAGACGTATTCGACCAATGGGAAGAAGAGAGATCCAAAAAACCATGGATAGTGAGAAAGCTTAGGTTTATACCACTTTGGTGGGATCATGAAGGTAAGTATTACCCTAAGATGTTCAAAACCGGAGTTAAGAATATAATTTATTGGTTTCCTATCATTTGGAAAGATCGTAATTGGGATTCTCACTATATCTTTGAAATCATGATGCACAAAATCAAAGCTCAATCAAAATATATTGGAGCCCGCGATATTCACACAAGAGCTCAAAGAGATGCTGAAATTATGATGACATGCGTTCGATTAATGAAACTAATTGATGATGATTTTTACAGCTCAGAATACTCTGATTATCATAAAACAAAACATTGGTTTGAAGACGTGCCAGGAAAAGAAGGTTATAGCTCATGGGAATCTCGTTTATTAGAAGAGAATTTTGATGATTTCTTTAAGAAATATCCATTGATCTATAAAAGAGTTTTAGCAGGTGAAGGTCCATTTGGTCGTGATGGTCGTGAAGATGACAAACAAGTTATTGCAATGAATATTGGGCACATCAACCATAATAGAGCAAGCAAATTGTTATTTAAGTTAATGGAAGAAAATATTCAAAGATGGTGGGATTAATACAAAACAATACAGTAGAAGTAATCATTGGTTACTTATTGATAACAGGATGCTTTATTGCATATCATATGTATAAGGCACCAGAAGTGGACGAAAACGGTAACATAATAAAAAAAGATAAAATTGAGAAGAAGTAAAACAAACAGTTACCTTGGAGGTGTCTGCGGTGGTATTGCTAAAGCGACCGGAACATCAGCTATAGCATGGCGATTAATATTCCTACTTATACCATATACCTTCTGGATATATGTTGCATTGTGGATAGGACTATTAGAAGAAGATTAATTCATACACTATTGAAACAAACCAGAACAGCCCAGTATAACATATATAATAAATAAAACAAATATAAAACATGGAAACATTAGCACAAATTCAAGAAGTATTAAACGCAGTTCAAGCTGACGCAACAAAATTCTTTGAAAACGGAAACAAAGCAGCTGGAACAAGAGTTCGTAAAGCTATGCAAGAGATCAAAAACTTAGCGCAAGTTGTTAGAACAGAAGTATCTGAGAAAAACAACGCCTAATTAAACCTTAAAAAACTGTTCGAGTAGGCATTAAGACTTATTCACTCTGATGCTAAAGTGGTGGACACCATATATACGATAAAGGTTACTAATCAACACATACCAGAATGGTTCTGATACTGAACTTGAGATTAGAGCGGTTAGATCCCGAAGTGATATGAGTTTTAAATGGAATAGGCTAGTTTCTCACATCGCTAAAATTAATACGATATATAAGTATCGCGGGGGTGTAGCTCAGTTGGCTAGAGCATCTGCCTTGCACGCAGAGGGTCGCAGGTTCGATTCCTGTCACCTCCACTAAAGAAGACTCATCATTCGATGGGTCTTTTTGGTTTAATATGCAATTGTTCGTAACTTTTTTAAAAATAGTTAAGCCCAGATTTTTTAGTTTGGGCTTTTTTTAGTATATTAGCCTTATAATTAAAACAGTAGATCATGAAAGAGACTAAAAAAATCAAATTAGAAAAAATTAACATAACATTACAGGAATGGTTTGATGCTCTTAAAGTGCCTGCGCCTTATCGTAATAAAAAGAAGTATTTTCGTAAAGACAAACATAAAAAGAAAGATTGTTCGTAACTTTATTAAAATATATTTTTTTATGTCGAAAATTATATGTATATTTACCCTATAACAATTAAAAACAATTAAAAATGAAAAAATTATTCATTATAGCTATCGCAGCTATTTCACTAGCATCTTGTACAGAAAATCAAAGAGCTAGATCATTTGGTGGAACTGAGGT